CCACTATAACCTGAATAACCGCTTGCACCTGGAGTTCCTACTTCACCGCTCCAACCACTAAATCCACTTATACCTGATCCACTATAGCCGCTAAAGCCTGAAAAACCTGAAGCGCCATTAGCACCGCTAAATCCGCTAATGCCTGACGCACCATTGATACCACTATAACCTGATTCGCCTTGTTCACCGCTATAACCACTATAGCCCGAATATCCGCTTATACCTTCAGCACCTATAGCACCACTATAACCGCTAAAGCCTGAAGCGCCAACTGCACCACTCCATCCGCTAATACCTGATGCCCCACTAAAGCCTGACAATCCTGACGCACCTACTTCGCCTGAAAAACCGCTATAGCCTGAATAACCACTTATACCTGACGCACCATCTTGACCACTATAACCGCTTATGCCGCTAAAGCCTGAAGCACCAACCGCGCCGCTAAAACCACTATAACCGCTATAGCCACTATAACCTGAAACACCATTAACAATTGCTAAAAATAAATTATGATTGTTTGAAAATCCAGTAGTGCCTGTTCCCTCTGAAGAAATTAAACTTACAGGAATAGTCCAATAGCTAGTAGAAGTTCCGCCATTAATATTCGTTGTTGCACCTGTAATTAACCAATATTGATTATTTGCACTTGCGGTTCTATCTTGAAGAACAAAAGTTTCACTTGGTTGTAAGCTAGATAAGAAAATATCAATATCAACATTACTGTCAGTCAAATGACTAACATTAATTTGAGTAGCACTAACTTGAGTTGCATTGTTCCAAATAACAGCACCATCGCCTGGATAGCCTGAAGTTGATCCTGTGTGAGCATGATATTCAAAGAAACTTGATGATTGACCTTGTGCGCCTGTAGCACCTGAATATCCACTATAGCCGCTTATGCCACTAGCGCCTGTCGCACCACTATAGCCGCTAATACCGCTAAAACCGCTGAAGCCACTTATACCTGACGCGCCTACTTCGCCACTAAACCCGCTAAAGCCGCTGATACCTGATGCACCTTCAGCTCCACTATAACCACTTATTCCGCTAAAGCCACTAGCACCTACTTGGCCGCTATAACCACTAATACCGCTAAATCCGCTGAAACCTGATATGCCTGATGCACCTACTTCACCTGACCATCCACTTAAACCTGAATGACCTGATGCGCCATCTTGACCTGAATAACCGCTCAAGCCATTAATACCACTAAAGCCTGATATACCTGACCATCCGCTAATGCCACTAAAGCCACTAAATCCTTGTGCGCCAACTTCACCTGAATAACCTGAAAAGCCTGATATGCCCGAAGCGCCTACTTGACCGCTGAAACCACTAAAACCACTATAACCTGAAGTGCCATTCAAACCTGAATAGCCACTTAAACCATTGATACCTGAATAGCCACTAGCACCTGATTCGCCGCTCCATCCGCTTATACCTGAAAAACCTTGAGCGCCTACTTCGCCACTATAACCTGATATTCCACTATAGCCACTAAAGCCTGAAGTTCCTTGTGGGCCAGCTTCACCGCTAAAGCCACTATCACCTGATATGCCATCAAGTCCACTATAGCCTGAATAGCCGCTAAAGCCACTAATGCCTGATCCACTATATCCTGAAAAACCTGATATACCGCTTGTTCCATCAGCACCGCTATAGCCACTAAATCCTGAAGCTCCAATAGCTCCGCTATATCCGCTAAATCCTGACAAACCATTTTGGCCTGAATAACCGCTAAAACCACTCAAACCATTTTGTCCGCTATATCCACTAAAACCTGAAATACCACTAGCGCCAGGTGGCCCTACAATTTGGCCTACATTAACCCAAGCTGATCCATCCCATACATATAAATCACCATCGGATTCTACAATGTATGCATCATTTAAATTTCCACTTGGTGGCAAAGATGCAGGTGTTGGAACAGTTCCAATAATATTAATTGATGTTCCTTGTTGGCCACTATATCCTGAAAAACCACTATAACCGCTTATGCCTGATCCGCTATATCCGCTTATACCGCTGAAGCCCGATATTCCACTTGCGCCAACCGCGCCGCTAAATCCTGATAGACCACTAGCACCTGAAGCTCCACTAAATCCTGATACGCCGCTTGTGCCTATTCCTGAATAACCTGAATAACCTGATATACCTGATCCGCTATAACCGCTATAACCGCTATACCCTGATATGCCTGAAATTCCAGCGCCACTTGCGCCACTATAGCCTGAAAAACCTGAATAGCCTGAAGCACCCGAACTTCCAATAATTCCACGATCAACTGTTAATGTAAGCTCTGCTGCTGATTGAATTTCTGCGTTAATAATAGCCATTTAGTTTATCACTCCGTCTGATCTTACTAGGAATAGTAAGAAAATAATTAAATCTTGTGCTGGCGTTGAGCCACTTGCAGGGTATGAAATTTTAATGCGACCTGAAAAGCCTACAGGATCAGCAGCATTAATATCCAATTGAGGATCGCTTGCTATAACACCCCATGCGCCTTCATCAATAACCAATGTAAATAATCCATTAGCATTATCTCTATTTGTAATAGTAAGCGTAACTGCACTAGGTGGCGGTGAGTAATCAGCTATGTCAAAAGTAAGGCCATAACGGCTATCTCTGACATTAGATAATTGTCTGCGAATAATAGATGCGTTAATAGTAGCGCCAGTTAGGTCTATAGGCAAATCTGTGGATGTTTGAGTAAGTGTTAGATTCCAGTAGGTAGCTTGATTATATACAAGTTCGCCAGCGATAATCTGATTGTCAAATCCTGAAACTTGACGGAGTGTGTTTTTATTAAAGATAGCCATAATTTTTCCTTACAAGGTTAATAACGCAAGCATCTTTCTGACGCAATGCGGAAATTATGTCTTATGATATTTAAAGATTATACCTTAAAAACCCCAAGAAACAAAAGAATATCTTGTGCCTTTTGTAACTGTAGTAACCGCATGAGGGTATAAAAAGTTAGAAGGAAATAAGATTATATCGCCAGCAGATAAATTTACTTTTTTACTATCAAACATTAAAAAATTTCCACCTTCAAAATCATCATTAAGCAATCCTAAAATAGATAAAATAGGAACGCCTTTTCTTTCACCATCAAATAATGTATGAATATGATCATGGTGAAATTTCATATTAGTGCCTGTTTGGTATCTATTAAATCTTATAGGTGAAACTTCTTGTAATTGAAAAGGCATAGGAACAACATTAATTAAATAATCATTAACACAATCTCTTATCTTATTATTTAGATAATCCATATATTTACCTTGATAAGTAACCTCAAGATCATCTTCATAAGTTGTTGATTCTTGTGTTATTGGATCGCTATAAGAATGTTTAATCCATTGTGCTTCATTAGAATCATCTATAATTTGTTTGCATATTGATGGTTCAATAGCTTTGTAAATAGCAATATAATCTTGTAAATTTGTTTTCATGTTATTTTAAATATAAGGCAGTAGAAGATAATTCATCGCCTAAATTTCCTCTTATAAATGTATTAAATGAAATACTGATTCTAGTTTCTTTACTTGTAGTTGGCGGAACATTGTGTGTAAAATTTGAAGGAAATAATACTAAATCGCCTGTTTCTACAAGTATAGCAACATCTTGACTATTATAATTATTAGATTGTTTATGGTTAATTTGAAATATAAATGGTAAGTCTTTATAAAATTTAATCATATCTTCATTCTTTATAGCATTTACATAAAAGACACCTGATATAAAACTATTGGGATGAGAATGTTTATGATGCCATTGATTAGGTTCTGTGTAGTTAGCCCATGATTGTGTAATATAAACATCTATATTTGAATTAGGATAAACAATATTTATATATTCCTTTATATGCTCATTAATTGTTTTCTTTAATTCAGCAAATAAAGGATATTCAAATATATATGCACTTTCACTTCTTAAATTGCCTGTATTTTGTATTTTAGGCAAATTTAATAAATAGTTTTTTTGCTGATTAATTAATGGCGCATCAATATTATTGATATATAAAGGAGTTGGAAATAAATCCATAATTCTTGTATTGTTCATATTTTGTCTTTATAAAAATTTTACATCTTTACGCTCAATTTGAGGGTTTTCTTTTTTATGTTCAATAGCTTCAGCTGGATCGTCTTTAAGATTTAATTGAATGATTGTTGGATCAATGCTACTACCAATTAATGGTGTTTCTTTAGGAATTAAACCAATGTTTTTTAAAGCAGTCCAAGTTAAAGGATTGCTCATAGCGTTTTTAATTTTAGCGGCGGATGGTCTGCCGTTGGCTATAACTTCAGCTTGCATTTCTCTTGCTAATAAAACAGTAAATTCATTAGCGGCATTAACTTCAAACATTTCTTCATCAGAATAAGGTGTGCCGTCTTTATGTTTTAATCTTGTTGGCTCTGCTAATTCGTAGCATTCTTTTAATAGCTTTTCTAATATTTTGATTTCTTCTTTATTTTGTTCAAAGTTTCTTTTACCTTCTTCAAAAAAAGATTCCATCTCAATAATATCTGCTTCTAATTCCATAATAATATGAGGAAGCGCATCAATAGATTTAAGATGTTCTAATTCTGCATATTTAGCTTTTGTTTTTAAATCCGATACTGTTTCTAATATAGCGGCTCTTTTTCTGCCATCTAAAAATCCTTGAAGTGTTTCTATTTTTTTCCAAAGAGTTTCACCTATTACTTGGTAACGATAATTAAACTCACTATTTAATTTTGCCATTATTTTATCCTTTATTTGTATTATGTAGTTGAATAACCTGCGGCAGCTAAAGTTCTAGCAGTTCCAACTCCTGGAGTGTCAGTAGCAACAACACCTGTATTAGATACAAGGTTTGTCATTGAAAAGTAAAAAAAAGGGCCTGGTGTTTCTCTAGATCCATACCCAAAAATAGCTTTATCGCCACCATATCCAGCAGCGCCTAAACCGAATCTAATTTGACCTACGCCTGTAGTATCACTAGCAACAACACCTGTGTTAGATACTAGGTTTGTCATTGACCGACTAGTGTTGGCTGCAGATCTTCCATAACCAAATATAGCTTTATCGCCACCATAACCAGCGGCGGCTAACTGGTATCTAGCAGTTCCAACGCATGGAGTATCTGATGCAACCACGCCTGTATTAGATACTAGGTTTGTGAGTAATAGATTGGTAATAAAAGGAGTTGGCCCTCGACCATACCCAAATATAGCTTTATCTCCACCATAACCTGCGGCAGCCAATTGCGCTCTAATTTGACCTACGCCTGGAGTATCCGTAGCAACCACACCTGTATTAGATACTAGGTTTGTCATATTTAAATAAGTGTTAGGCACTCCAGGCACTACTCCATAACCAAATATAGCTTTATTACCGCCATACCCTGCGGCGGCTGGAAAGCCTCTAACAGTTCCAACTCCAGGAGTATCGGTAGCAACCACACCTGTGTTTGAAACTAGGTTTGTTATGTTTGTAACAAATGGAGATCCGGGAACATTTCCAAAACCAAATATAGCTTTATCCCCGCCATAACCAGCGGCGGCTATAGCACTTCTAGCAGTTCCAACGCCTGGAGTATCGGATGCAACAACGCCTGTATTAGATACAAGGTTTGTTATATTTGAAGGAGCGGAAGGGGTAGAACCAAACCCAAATATAGCTTTTTGTGTTGCAGTTGAAGAAGATTTGCCCCAAAAATCAGTAGGCATAACAATTACGCCACTTGCTACTTGAGCCAATGTTCTTACATTAGTATCATTTAAAGATATAGTAGCCGTTGCAGATTGACCTAATTCAACCGCGATAGATTGACCTGCGCTTGGCCCTGCTAAACTAATTGCGCCTGAAGGATTAAGTGCCATTATGGTGTTCCGTATGCAGTAATATTATCTGCTGAAGTAATAGAGCCAGTTGATGAAATAGATGCAACGACAGTTGCGCCATATTTAATTTGTAAAACGCCACCTGCTTCTATAATAGTAAAGTTAGTAGTAGCTAATGTTGCGGCAGCAGGAACGGCATTATATAAAGCCGTTGAAGCATCAAGCTGACCTGATGAGTTTACATTGTTTGCTAATTGAGATAAGTTATAAGCTTGTGTCATTATGCTGCTCCAGCTCTTGCGAATGATTGTTGTAATATTTCATTCAATGTTGTAGTAGGTGTGTTTGTCAAAGTATAACTCCCTGATGCAGTAGTATAATCTGTTCCTAGTAATAATAAAAGCCCATTCATAAATAAATTTAATGCGCCAGTAGTATAACTAAATGTATATGTGGTTTGGCCAACAACTGTATTAATACTTATATTAACAGGCGTTCCGTTCGGCACACCCAAGTTATTCGGCGACCATTGAATAACAGTCATTTTACCTGTAATTGGGCTTGGAAAGTTAGTTATATTTCCTGCCACTATATCATAGTCTGTATCTGACATAACTGCGCCGTTTGTAAATAATAGCTCATAGCCTGAATCTAAAGTAAAGCCAGGAACAACACTTGAAGTTGGTGTTGCAATATCTATAATATTTCGACTAAATGAAGCATAAGAAGTGCCTGTAGTAGTAGTAACACTTCTAAATGAAATAATTGTAATAATATCGCCTGTAACTGCACCTGTGTTTAAAGTAACAGTAGTGGCATTTTCCGTATAATCTAGCGTTGGATTAAACAATACGCCATTTCTAAATACTAAATCTTGACCTGTAATATAACCCGCTGATCCTGTTACGCGAGTGGTTGGGGTAAATACAGTTTGGGCGCTAGTAGCCGTAAATGAATCTATAGTCATATAGAAATTATCAGGCGCACTAAAGCCTACTACTCGCCCATAAATATCAATAGTCAATGTTGAAGCTGATCCTGTGTAAGTATAAACACCTGCGCCAAAATTAAGGAATTGTTGAAGTTGAGCCACTATTTTTCCATCAGGGCTATTAGTAATACCTATTTCACCTGTTCCAACGGATGTTGTTCCTGTATTAATTAATTGACCTGTTCTATTATCAAGGTCAATAACATTAATGCCATCAGGTAAAGCAGACCATATTGTAGGATCAAATAAAGCAGTTACAGTAGGAACGAATGCGGCAGTTCCAGCCGCATAAGCCGCAAGCCCTGTATCAAAGCTCATTTTACGGCCAGTTCTGTTTGAATAAGTTAAATAGTAAGTAGTGCCAAAAGCAGGATCAGCAGGATACCATGTATATACACTTGGATCGGAGCTAGGGGTTGTTGAACTTTGATTGTGTAACCCATAAAATGTTTTATTTGTAGGGCTAAAGCTAAATCCAGCGCCAGTAATGCTAGTTCCATAAGCTACAGTAATATATTTTTCTGTAAATTGAAATGTGCTTGGTCGCCATTTATAAACAGTTGAAGCAGGTGAAAAATTACTTGTAGCTAATTGATTAACCATTCGACTAAAGAAATACCAATCGCCTTGAGGTATTTCAAATAATTGAACATCAGGCAAAACCTGATTAATTGTATATGGAGTGCCATTAGATTGAATAGCCGTAGTGCCTGCAAATATTCTTTGATCTGCCGTTGGGTTTGAATAAGCTGAATACCAAATTTCTGCATATTGAGTAATGCCAGCACTTGATGATGTAATCCTTACACTAAAAGCTGGATTAGTTGCAGTTGGAAGTGCATTAACAATAACAGGTGCAGGAACAGTTCCAAAAGTAATAGGTGATCCAATACCTGTATTTGGAGCAGGTGTAAATTGAGTTATATTACGATCATCATAAACCTGTGGATTATATTCAGTAATAGTTAATTCAGCAGTAATTTCACCTGTGTCTGCTATTTTTTCTATAACTTTAGTAATTCTAAATAGTTTAGCCACAAAACCATAATTAGTATTAGTTAATGTAACAATGTCGCCAGCTTCTAATTGAATGCCAACATATCCAATTTCTAAAACTATATTTAAATCTTCTCTAGCCGCTTCTAGCATTCTATTAGCAAGATATTGAGCAGTTATATCATTGTTAGTTAAATAAAGATTAACCGATTGTTTATTAACAGGCTCATTAGGAAATAATAATGTTGGCGCAATAGTAGCAAGATCAAATGTTACAGAGCTAAATGTATCTTGTTCTGATTTATTAGGATATTTAACTTCAATTACATTAAATGAATTTGATACATCAATAGGAGTAATTTGTATTGGCGAAATAATATTAGAATCATTTAAATCCATAGCTACTGTATAAGTAGGGCTTTGAACAATTACTCCCCAAAGTCCTGTTATTTCATTGTATTTAACCAAACAATCGCAACAATCTGACATTGATTGAATGTTTTGCATTATCTTTAAATTAGTATCTAAAGTGCCATTAAACTCAAAACGAGGTTGAGTTGATGATCCACCTGAATAAGGTGTATATGTAAACAAAGCATTAGAATAAGTATTTAACGCAGTTAAAGATGTGGTATCAATTAAAGAAGGATTAATAGCAGCACCATATCTTGTAGAAGTAAAATAATCCAATAAACAATCACCAGGTGCTTTTCTTGAATTAGTAACTTGAAAGCGAGTAGTTTGTAAAGATGTTAAAGCTCTATCTGCATTGTATTTAAGATGCACAATTGCAAAAGCACAATTGCTCATTAATTTTGTGCTATTCCATTTATACACAAGATTAGATGCGCTCATAACATCAACTGCATTTATTGAGCTATTGGTTGGACTACCTGATCCATTTCTATATAAATAGATATCCATATTGCCTGATACATTTTGAGTTTCGCCAGTTGATTCGTCTGTTAATGAATCCACAGAATATCCATTGGCATTAAAATTAACTCGCTTGCCACCCCAATATACATTTCCAAAATTAATAATATCGGGCGATCCGCCTGTTTCTGTATTAGTAACTTCGCATAAACTTATTACCCAGTAAATATCTTGATTATCTGTAGAAATAGACATATCAGTAATAATGCCACCCACAAAAGCTTGACCATAAACTACAGGTAATTTGTTATCGCCTGCTGGCGGAAGTTGTTGGCGACTGCCAGGATTAGGTTGTTGCGCTTGTTCAAAGTTACCTGCGCTTGGTGGTTTAGGTGCAAAAATTGAAGATACAACGGAAGATATAACCATGTTAATTGCAAAGCCAACGGCAGCAACAACAAATGATGAAGTTCCTGCGGCTAATATTGCTCCCGCAATAATAGAGCCTGCGCCAAAAGCATCAGAGCAGAATAAAAAAAATATAAAAAAGTTAATTATAAAAGCGGTCATTGCATCCAGTTTTCTTCTATTTTACTAAATCCAAATCTAGCATAATTAATATTAGGGCTAGTTATCATTTTAGTCATTGTAAATAATTTAATTCTACCTTCATTTTTTAATTCTTTAGCTTTATTAATATAAGCTTTTAATAATTTATATCCTATTGTTTTGTGTCTGTATTCAGGTTTTATATACCATGCTAATTCATACAATGCAAAAGTTTTGTTACACCATACAATAGGGCTAATAATGCCCATAATAAATCCTATATTATCTTCTATAAAAATTACTCCACGCCCCGCAATAATACTATCTATAATGGAATTAAAATAATCAGGATTATCAATATTTTTATATTGTTCTATTGGGCTTTCGTCCCTAAACATTCGCATCATTTCTTGCAATTGTATTTTGTCGTATTTTGTAGCTTGTCTTATCACACATCTTTTCCAAAAGAATAATTAATTGTTTCTATAAACCCTACTCGCGCCATTGAAGTATCTGTAGGATTAAAGTAAGTCCACGCATTGTTATTGGTATAACGACCTGCGGTTCTATTTTGTAAAATGATTTGAATGCTTGAAGCGGAAGCAGTTATCATACCTACATACATTCTTGAATCTTCCATCCATTGCTCTGTTATACCAAATGAATTAATATAGCCTGTAAAAAACTTGTAAAGACCGCCTGTTCCACCAGCAGTTATCAATGCGCCATTAGTATCAAAAAAACCATGCCACATCTCAATTAACGATCCTTTAATTTCATTGCCTAATACCCATCCTAATAATGCAGTATCAATACCCACTAAAGTAATTGAAGTTTCATTAGCAGTTGATTTAATGTCGCGTTGAACATCATTAATTTTAACTAATGATCCTAATGCGCTAAATGGTTGAGAATCGACTGCGGCAATAGTAAGTGCGCTTGGAGTTGTAGCAAAACGATAATAGACAGTTTCATAAACTGTGCCTGTGCCTGTAGCTGGCGTTGTTATAACTGCGGTAAATACTTCATTTACAGTATTTGATGTAGCACCATATAATGTAAAATCTGTAGTGCCAATAGTTCTAATTGTATAACTAGCACCATTAACCATAGCGGTAGCATTAACTGTTACTCGCGTTGTTACGCGAACAAAGTCTGCCATTCTTATATTGTTAGTATTATCTACTGGCGCTATTACATTCATAGGACATCTTCAATTGCTACAAAAGCACCATTCCAAGATATAAAAGAATCATTGGTCATAGGCACTAATGTATAAGTTGGGTATTCTCTTAAAATTACAGGAAATGTTGTTCCAATATAGGTGCTTCCGCCTAAAGAAATTGTTGTCCCATATTGACCAATAACTGCTCCAACATCGGATGCTAATGTAGTGATTAAATTTCTGTGAACAGGAATATTAACAGTTGATCCGCCACCTCTTAATACATTAGCAGTAGCTATATAAGCATATCTGCCAACTTGACAAAAGTCGCCAATTTTAACTATATACTCGCCCGCAGTAACACCTGCAGGAATATCACCTAACACTAAAGTTTTATTGGCGCTTGCAGTTTTCCAATTGCATAAAGCGATTTCGCCTGAAGTCATATCGCCTTGATAAGCAATATAATTAAGCCAACCTGTAACGCCAAAATTTAAAAACTGTTCTGTAGCTTTGTCATTAGTTCGTAGGGTTGATAATAAACTTCTATTTTGGCTATAAAGCAAATAATTCATTGGCTTCATAGTAAACTCAAAAGGTTGAACAGTAAGAAGTTCGGAAGTAGAAATGCGTTGATTACGACTTAAAACTTGACCTACAAGCTTTTGATCGTTAATGGCAATAGATTCACAAACAGATAATATTGTATTTAATGACATAGCTTATGTTCTCGATTGTGGAAGTGATCTTGTAGCTGATTGGTTAGCCGCAAAAACCGCATTTTTATTTTTAGCCAAAAATTGCGTAGCGCTTTGTGTATCAATAGCTTGCATGTTAGCTATGTAAGGGCCATTATACACCACTTGAGGTTGTCCGCCCATAGAGCCTAATTGATTGTTAGGGATAATTGTGCCTGAAGTTTTAGGAACAAATAATTCAGGGCCACGCTCACCTACCATATATGAATTCATACCACTAACATCACCGCCTTCAGCTTTGCCACCCCAAAAAGCAGTTGAGCCAAATGCAGGCGAGCCACCACCGCCGCCGCCAAATAAACCACTAAAAAAACCACCAATACCCGAACTTTTAAATAAGGATGTAGCTTGCGCTCTCAATTGAATTTTAATTAAGTCGGAAATAATACTTCTTGCTAAATCACTAAAGCTTAATTTACCTGTTTGAACAAAATTATCTAATGCAGTTTCAAGATTTTGTGTTACTGACACGAATGCTTGTTCACCCATTCTAGCGGCATTAGTAGCGCTATCGGTATAACTAGCAAAAGCTTTTTTCCAACCAAATTCAAAACTTCTTTGTGATTCACCAATTTGATATGCTTCTTGCGCGCGAGCCTTTTCTGCTTCAGCCCATTTGTTAGCTTGATCTTCAGTCATCCTACGACCAAATTGATCACCTAAAGTTAATTGTTTACGCTTTTGTTCTATATCAAATAATTCAAGTTGTAATTTTCTTTCATTTTCTGAAACAAAAGCTAATTCATTTTCTTTTTGTAATCTTTCACCTTTAGCTTGAGTAATTAATAATTCTTTTTCATAAAATTCTTGTTGTCTTTTTGCTGCTTCTTTAGCTTTTTTTGCTTCAGCTTGTGCTTCTTTATCAATAGCTTCCGTAACATTTCTAATATCTTTTTTAGGTGCGGCTATACCACCAATGCCTGACATAATGCCAGGAATATTAGCGCCTTGAACTGATCCAAACTCTCTTTGGCTTGGAGCAACATATTTTTCAATACCTTCTTTATCTTTCCATGCAGCCCACCATCCAGCTTCTTTTCTAATTTCTGCAAATCTATCAACAACACTTTTTGAACTTTTTTGCCAATTTTCCATAGCTAAAGTTAAAGTATCAAAAGCAGGCGCTACTGCATTAGCAATAGTTATTTTTAAATTAAAAAAGAATTTATCTAAACGATCAACAGAATTAGCAATTTTAGTAAATGCTACTTCTGATTCTTCAAATTTGCTTTTATTGTTTTGTAATTGATCGCCTAAACTTTTTATATCAAGGCCACGAACTGCTCGGCCAAACATATCCATAGCCGTAGCATTTCTTTTTGTAGTATCCTCAATAGAAGCTAAAGCAATGGCAGTTTTTTCAAATAATTCTTGAGGAGTAAGAGTTCTTAAATCTTTTAGAGATACACCAATAGATGAAAAAGCCTTTTGTGCCTTTTCGCCACCTTGCGCGGCTTCATCAACTTTGTTTGCGAATGATGCCATAAGCTTACCAGCATCATCGCTATTGCCACCGCTTAACTGTAATGCGCTTGACAAACGCAATACAGATTGAATTGACATATCATTAGCTTTAGCTACTTCTTCAATTCTATCCGCAAAATTAATTGCTTCACGAGCGGAAGCAGCAAAGGCAGTTCCAACCGCAAGTAAAGATATTTTTGCGCTTGTGCTAAAGCCTTCTACTTTGTCTTTAGCTTTACCTAGATTGGCATTAAATTCGCCTGCATCAAGCCCAAGTAAAACCGCTAACCTTGAAATAATTGCCATTGTTATTTACCTTTAAATCTATCCATTTTAAAGTCAGGCGCTTGTGACATAAATGTAAGTAAAGATTCGCTGGGATCAGCTTTTTCTATGCCATAAATATATTCATAAGCACTACCTAAAACGCTTTTTAGAGTATAGGGTGAGCTATTACTTGCTCTTAAATAATTAAAAACTCCAGCAACTAGAGTTCCTTGCATAGTTAATAAGCTTCTATTTCCAACTAACCCATCCGCATACATGACTGTTATTTCATTCATGGTATGCTCATCAAGCGCATCTATATCTTGTATTGTATGCCCGTTAAAGACCATAGCCGCCCGAACTTGGGTTCTTAACGAGCCTACTACTTTGACTTTATGTCTTTATAGTCAGGACTAATAACCTCGTTAATTTTTTCCACTAAAGTCATTTGGACAGATAATGGAAATTCAGTTTCTACATCTTGATAAGTTATATCTTCTAATGATCCTGTTTCAGGTATTAGAAATTTAATATATTCAACTATTCTGTGTTGCAATATATGTTTATTTTTAGCAGTTTCTCTTACTGATCTGCCATCAATAATAAAGTCATTATCTTTAACTTCCACACCTTCTTGATCTTTTATATTCTCAAAAGCTGCTATCATTAACTGATATTCTTGTTCTACTTTTTCTTCATTAGGATTTTTAAAGTAATTATAAATGGCTTCAATTTCTTGAACGCTTGGAACTCTTACTTTAAATGTATGATCGCCTAATTCAAACGACCTAGTTAATACTGATAATCTATTTTCCTCGTATTTTTTACCGAGTGCTGATCCTAATTTGCTCATGTCTTATTTCCCTTGTGTTGTTAAATTTTTAGCTTTGTAAGCATCCATTTTTTGTTTAATAATCATTCCTAATTTTGTTGCTACCATTTGCGCTTGTGATTCTAATGATACTCGCATAAATGGTTTTGCAGACATTTTGCCTGTGCCAAATTCGTTTGCAATAGCTCTTGCATCAAACATAACGCCTGCTTCAGTATAAAATTTCCTTCTAGCCTTTTTGTATTCTTTACCTTTTAAATCACCATATTGAGATTGAAATTGTTGTTTTACTTTTTTAGGAATTGGTCGAGATGAAACGAGAGATATAACAGAATCTTTTGGTGTTACATATCTTGACTTCATATCTTTTCTAGTAGGTCGCCTTGCGGTGATATACAAAGAACGATCCAATGCGCCTGTGTCTTTAGGTGATAATGATTTTGCCATAGCCAATACAGGCTTCATGGCTTCTCTAACTGCTGGTATTAATACCTTGCTCTTTGCGTCTTTATCGCCAAACTGCTCTTGAAATTCTTTAAATGCATCAAGAGTTTCTTTT